AGAACCTGTTTCCATAATCGCATTAAATGAAGACTGCCGTTGGTCACAGCACCACTCTTATATAGAGGGTACATTGCTGCACTAAACCGATTAGGGAATTGAGCGACTGGAATTTTTCCTGTTGCATCTAAAGACGCTACTCCGTTAGCCGCAGCCTTAGATGTTTTAAGAACAACAGAGGATAGGTTTAGGTCTGCGATCTCAAAGCCAGAACCAGAGGAGTTAACGCGGAGATACTTGAGTGCGTTTGAACTAGCAGGTACAGGCAACGAAGCGTCTGGGGAAGTGGAGTACCACGCTCCTGACTCTTTGAACTTTAGTTCTGCTACTGCACCAGAGGTGTCTACCCAAAGGTATCCATCGTTACCAGAAGGAGTTGATGAACCTACGTTCATGTGGGCTTTGTCAGCTAACTCGGTAGCAAGTGTTGCAACCTTGGCTACTGGTATTTGTCCGTCAGTGATTGCCAGCTTTGTAAATGTAATGAAGCCGTTTGCATCGGTGTACTTATCCTCAGTCATCAAGCCAGAAACACGAACAGAAGCTGTGTTCTCGATGGTGAAGATTGTGATCAGGTCATTCACTGAAAGGGCTGAGTTGAAGGTTACAGTGTTGGTACTTGAGCTGGATGTGAAGTCATTTGCTCCACCTGTCTGCTGCAAGATGCCGTTACGATAAACTAAGATTTGCTCTTGTTCAGTGTGAACGAATGGGACGATTACTTGGTTCGCTACAGCGGTAGCATCTGATCTACGGAAGTTAGATATTGAGCTGGGACGTATAGAGTAGATCGAGGCTTTAATCCCTGATCCCACGGCTGTACCTAGTGTCACAGTGTTGGCTGTTGAGTTTGCTGTGTAAGTAGATTCGGCTTGAAGTATTCCGTTTAAGTAGACCAACACGTTGTCAGTAGTTGCTTCAAAGGCATAGGCAATAACTGTAGCACCAGTTGCCATGGCAATGTCTTTGCGATTAAAGAAGATAGGCGCATTAATTGTGCCTACGTCTGATCCAGCCGCTCCACGAATATCAGCGATAGCAGCAATGGATTTCCATCCCTCGGTGTCAGTGGTGTAAGTTCCAACACGATATTGTAGGCCAGAGGTAGTATCAAGACGGATTTGTACAACACCATCAAAATCTCCACTGGCATCAAAGATCGAATCCAAGAGTTCAGAAATAGACTTATTGCCAAGCTCCGCTGAGTTGATATAGCGAAGTATATTTTCAAACTCAGTGTTGATGTTACCAGTAGACGTATAGTTCTGGGGGTGCTGCTGTCTGATGCGAGCCATTTTAAATTACCTACTTTTTAGTGTTAATGGCTACTCCCAGAATCTGGATCAGCCCTTTACCTTTAATTGTCATCTTTAGCTGGATGCCTCGATAGCGATGCTCCAACTTGCGGTTAAACTGTCGATTCAATGGAACATCTGGAAATTCTCCAGCGACTAAATCATCTTGAATCTGGAAGTTATGAGTCGATAAGATTCGCCCTCCATCATCAAATGCTTCCACTTGAATCTCTCCCTTTCCAGTTGCTTGTATCAGCATGGAGTGGGATTGTTTTATTTCGGTCATAGTGCCATGCCACAAAATTGGGGTCGTCACTACTGCTGTAGGGTATTCCTCTGCTGAGTCTTCACTGTATCGGTATTCCCAAATCTGTCCATTGTTACCATATAAGGTAATTCCTCCAAGAGCTGCTGAACATTGGGTGTTATTAAAGTCACCTGTGTTCCACTTATTCGCTGCTGAGTCATCGTTAGGAGCCAGAGTAAGAGTTAGGCGAGTACAGATGGAGTTAGAGCGAGGGAAGAAGATATGGTACTGGTGCTCGTCTTGATCATAGTGAGCTGATATATCTTCTGGGTTAGAGACTTGGCTAATTAGTTTACGATAGAGGCGAGTGACTTTTGCTGACATCGGTTCGATGTTTGCAGTAATGCCGTTTGCTGATGATCGTGCCAGACGATATACACCATCTCTTGCACAAAAGAATACTCCGTCAGCAACTTCCTTTATGGTGTTGTGAGATATAGTTCCAGCGTTAATGATGATGCTGTCATCAATGGCGATCTTGGTATTGTCTGTGGAGATTTCATACACCACGCCTTTGTCTTCTGTAAAGATAACAAGGCGAGAGTTCTCGAATGTACCAAGACCTTTTATTGAACCTTGGTTTCCGATTACGTTTCCGATGTCAAAGAAGATGGCCTTAGTGACCTGCTCCGCATCTGGCTCCTCATCTTCTGGGAATATTTCTGAGTCATCTACACGACTGAGCTTTAGTTTAGTTGAGGAGCCTTGTCCTCCAGCAATGACCAGCCTGTTTTGAATTGTGGTGATATAGGCTGGGTCTTGAATGTTCTCAGATTTTGATTGCTTAAAGATTGTGCCATCAAAGTATTCCAGTGGCTTTCCTCTTGAAGAGAATACAGTCTTGCCTCCAAATACTGTGGAGGTGACAACTGCATCTACATCATAGATGTCGATTAAGTCTGCACCATTGTCTGCGATCAGAGCTGTACCTGAGTCCTGAGTCTCAGCCCATACTGCTAAGTCACTTCCGTAGAAAGCCAGATGACGGATAGTTCCGATAGTTGTCTTCCGCAAGGTTGCGCCATTATCACGGATTATCGTGCCTCTCCAATCGCAAGAAGCGTTAACGCAATCAACCAAATGCTGCTCGTCACCTGTATCCAATGATGACTTATCTCGGCTTGAATCTACGCCTTGAAAGTTATGGTAGGAGTGCGTTGTTAACCTAACGCCAGATGGAGCGAGAGTGCTAGACATTATCGGAAACTCTGATTAAATGTTGGCTTCAATGTTCCATGCTTCATGATGTACAACTTTTGATTCATGGTACGGAAATACTTCTCACCAGCCATCTGAGCTTTAGACGAGTGCTGCTGGGCTGCGTAATGAAATAGCATGCCTAATACAATGATGTTGTCTGGCACTTTTCTAGCTTCTTGGATAGATACATAAGGTTCAAGTGCAGTGCCAGTAAAATAAGGATGGCTGTTAATCTCTTCAAGAACTTCGTTTGCAAATTCCATCATCATTAAAGAGACATCACCATCTACAGTGGATGGAGTGAACTCCCCGTGCCTGCGAAGTGCCTGCATAATTAGCTCTTCTAATGGGGAGAACAAGTCGCGGATTTGAGGGTTCATACTAGCCATAATTATTTCTCTACTAATATCCCAGTAATAATATGAGAGTGACGTAACGCTTGTGCATGGATTGACTTAGGCACAGGCCAGATGTGAGAACCATTAGATTGGATAACAGGCTTTATCAGCACATCTCCTACCTTTAATGTGAATGGAGCATCCCCAACACGAGGGGATATGTATTCAATTGCGGTATCTTCTGGCGTACTGTCAGCTTTAATCTTTTTATCTGTCATTGTTTGTTTCCTTGTAAAAAAAAACCGAGGGGTCTCCTCGGCTTTTATTGTTGTCTTTCAACTGAAGTAGGTCGTCCTGTTAGACAGTTAACCAGTTCTTAACAACGTGATGAACCTTAGATTGGGTCAACTCTAAGCCACACTCAGTAAGATACTGGTGCTTGCTTCCGTCAGTGTCCCTACTTTGGATGTCACGCTCTAACTGAGTGTCAGAGTTGGCAAGGTAGCGATACTTAACATTAGGCAAGTCCAGAACCACCATTGAGTTCTTGAGGCTTGGGATTTGACGGAACATTGGGTGCAGGATTACATTCAAGTCACCAGCGAATGTGCTGTAACGAGACATGTTGACACCATAAGCTCCATCAACCTGAGTTGGTTGCCAACGATTCTTTGCAATCTCTTGCATGTTAGCTGCAACTCCAGCACCAACGAAGGCGATCTTCTCTGTTGAACCATACGCGAAGATGTCTTCAACCAATAAGCGGTCAAAGGCTTTCTCAGTAATCTTGTTCGCAACAGAGTTAGAAGCTGCGTCAGTGATGTTGGTGATTGTCTCAAACAAACCGCCAGTGAAGCGAGTTGGAGTTGAGGTTGAACCATTGATGGTGTGCTTCTTACCAAAGAACATAGCGCGTTCAATGTCACCCATGTGCATCTTCAATGCCTTGGTCAACTGCTCTTGCTCTTTGTCACCAGTACGAAGCATGGTGTTTTTAAGAGTACGAGTAATGTTAACTGGGGTCTTAAAGATTTGCGTTAGGTTGTGCTGAACTGTCGGATCAAAACTAACGGCAGCAGGACTTGCGCTACCTTCAGCTTGAGCTGAACCAATGATAACAATTTCTTTGTTGATCAAAGTTGCAGTAGCAGTAGAACCAATACCACGAACCACTGTTAAGCTAGCAGCAGAACCGCCAGTAGCGTTAGCAGTTACCAGCATGTTCTCTCCAGTAGATGTAGAGTGCAAGATAGTACCAGCAGTGATGAAAGGCACATCCGCATGGTTGGTTACTGTAACTGTGGTAGTGCTGTTGTTGATTGCAGCGTGCAAGTTAAGCACACGATCAGGTAGCTCATCACGGAAGTGATTAAACTGTGGATCGTCTGTGGCTTCGCCAGAAGTCATGGAGAGTAATGCCTGTAAAGGGGCTGCTCCATTTGGCTCCAAGAGTGTAAAAAGTTCGCGATAATTTGTGGGACGGAAGTCAGTAGTAAACGTACCCGTACCCCGTAAACCTAAAATTGCCATGAGATAATTCTCCAAGTTGGCTGGTTGTATAAGGATTAAAAGATTTGTTGCCTATGCAGGAAATTCAACTGCTGGTGGCTGTTTACCGCTGAACATTGTCGGTCTTTTTGGTGTGGGCCGAAGCGCACTGGATAACGGACTTGTCTTGCGATAGGTCAAGACTACCGCTCATGCGGTAGCCTATCGTCCTTTTTAGTATCGACCACCACGACTAGCCATTACTTTGTTGGCTGCTGCATCAATGAAGGTTTGATCTGGGCTAGATGCTGGAGCTTGATTGGAGACTGCTGGAGCACCAGAAGCATTGCCTGTGAAGGCTTGACGCTTCTCCGTGATTCCTCGTAGTCGATCAAGCTCTGGAGCATCTTGGTTTTGCTTGAAGTCTTTAGCGATCATCATGGTTAATTCTGGATCGATAAAGTCCTCAACAGTGTAACCGCGAGAGTATGCAAACTGCATGAACTCTTGCTCGGCTTCGTCTGGCAAGTTAAGAGCAGACTGAGCTTGCTGGAGGTTGTTCCCGATACGCTGTTGCATGACGTTACCTTCACGGCTGTCACTTTGTTCTAGCTGCTTATTGGTAGACTCGGTAACACCCTGCTGACCTTGGATGACTTGCTGAATCATGTCACGAAGCTCTGCGTTCTGAGCCTTCATCTCTGCCATGCCATCCATGGTTTCACGGAAGCGAGGAGGAAGAGATACTGCGTTATCATCTTCCCATTGCTTCATCATGTCATCGACATTGCCATCAGCAGAAGCGATCTGTGCTCTGGCTGCATCTTCTGGGTTCTGTGTACCTTTACCCATCATAGGATTATGAGTCTGAGCTTTAGCCGCTGCTGTCATAAACTTAGCAAGGTCTTTAGCTGATGCGTTTGGATTCTTTTGTTGTGCTGCTTCAAGCATCTTCTCAGCCAGATCAACAACAGGCTTTAGGTTTTGGTGCTTGAAGTTTAGTGCGGAGTAACGATCAAATGTACCTTTGACTTGCATCTCAGATAACTCTCGGTCTTCATCACCAAATTTAATTCGCATAATTTGTGCGGCATCTGCACCTTGCTTATCACCTTCCGTAGAGGGAGATACACCTTTAACTGCCATTTCTTGTGGAGTGGGCTGCATTTCTTGTGGAGCAATTGATGCTGGAGGAGCTTGTGGAGCCATCGCTGCTGGAGGAGATACTCCAAGTTGTTGAGCTGATGCTTGTGCGATGAGGTCTTGGTCTTGTGGGTTCATAGTGTTTCCTTGAAGGCCGTAGCGTTCTGGTTAGGTTAGTGCTGCACTATGAATTGTGAGGGGATTAGAGTTTCTTTTCGTCCCTAACCTTCGCCCTTCTCTTTTGCTGCTTCAAGAGACTCATCCCAATTAACTTGGTCTTGGTACTGGGAGATGATTTTGTCTGGGATACTGGAGAAACTGTGAGCTGCGTGCATGGAGCCTCTTCGGAAATTAAATTCGTCTGGAGTCATTGGTTTGTTTTCAGACATATCTAGTGCAGCTTTAAGTATGTCTTCTTTAATGATTGTTTCGGTGAGGTACTTCCATCCATCGGATTCTTTTAGCTTGACCATGATGTCGTGGATATTTTTGCTATCTGTCATAGAGAGTCTCGGAACATGTAGAACATAAGGCCGATCCAGCCAGTGGGTATGGCGGTCATTGCTGCCCAGAAGAGTTTGGTAATACGGGAGGTGACTTGGGCGTTGGTGTAGATGATCTTGGATTGGTCAGTGACAATGGTTTCGAGTGAATCAATGCGCTTGTTAAATGATTCCTCCAGCTTCTCCATCTGCTTGTCAGTGGCTTCTTTGTTTTTAAAGAGAGAGACGATACGCTCCTCCATCCGAGCCATAGATACAAAGCCTTCGTGCAACTTATCGATCTTCCCTTCCATACGCTCAAGTCGCTTGCTTTGTGTTTCTGACATGTTTGTATAAGGTGTTGGAATAGGTTGAGATCAATAATGACATGGAGGAGAGAGTTGTTCGTCCTAATATCCTTTCAAATAAATTGCGACTCCGAACAAGATTCCCAATCCTATGATCATGCAGATGCCTACGTTAATGGCTAACGCAATATCTTTTTGTAGTTTGTTATTCCTTCTTATACGAGCGTTTACTTTTGCCTGTTCTTCTTCTTTTCGCTTCCTGTGCCACTCAGCCTCGAATTTTACAAAATCGCTCCAACCATTTAGTCTCGATTTTTTTAAGTGGTGTTCTAGCGTTTCACGCTGGAT